CAAAGAGTCAGCACAGCCAACCGATGTCTTTACAGACAGAATGAAAAGGTTGGCAGGCATTAAATAAATTCTTGGAGGTATAATATAATGTCTAGTATTGTTGAAAGATTGACCGAAGGTGTTGTCAATCGTGATATGAAGGCCGAAGGTACCGCACTTCTCCGTAAGTGGGAGCGTACTGGTCTACTCGAAGGCTTGTCTTCTGACCGTCAGCGTCAGAGCATGTCCCGTCTACTTGAAAACCAAGCCAAAGAACTACTCCGTGAGTCTTCTACCTTGGCTGCTGGCGATGTTGAAGGCTTTGCCGCTGTCGCTTTCCCAATTGTTCGTCGCGTTTTCGCTGGCCTCATCGCCAACGATCTCGTTTCCGTTCAGCCAATGAGCCTACCATCCGGCCTCATTTTCTTCCTAGACTTCGTGTTCTCACCAAATCTAGGTGCTTCTAACTCAATCACAACTCGTTTTGGAAACGATGTTGATGATTCAATCTATGGTGGCAATCAGGTTGGTAAGGGCATCATCGATGGTGTTGATCTTCTTGGATCCAGTAAGCAAGACCTTAGCGGCCCACGTACTGCTGGTGCTCGTGGTTATGCTTTTGGTTCCCCAAGTGGTTCTAACAACGCTACCATTTCTGCCGATGCCAATGGCTATCAGGTTAAAGCGGCTTTTACCCTAGATGGTGCTGTTACTGAAGCCAACCAAAAACTAATTGAGTTTGATGCTGATTTGCTATCTATTACTGATAGTTCATTAGGCGTTATTGTTATGGACGTTGAAGAAGCTGATCACACTGCTGCTGAAGGTGATGCTGATTTTGATAACTTGGCCGCGTTTATCTTTGACGCAACTGAGTTTCAAGCTCGTGCTGACGCTGCTGGTGCGGCAGTTATCCAAGTTCGTCGTTTGACACGCTTGGCTTCTGCCACTGAAGCTGCCACAACTCTCAAAGCTGTTCGTTATGTCTTTGTTGGTGGTACAGTTACTGCTGGTGAGACTGGCATTTCTAGTGTTATTGCTGTTCACAAAATCACTTATCCTGTTAAGGATCAGATTGATGCTGCTAGCACTGTTGGCGCTGTTGTCGGTGATCTCTTCGCTCTCGAAGGAACCGAAAACATCCCAGAAATCGATATCAAGGTCGATTCAACAGCCGTTACCGCTCAGACCAAGAAGCTCAAGGCCAAGTGGACCCCAGAGCTAGGTCAAGACCTCAACGCATACCACAACTTGGATGCTGAAGTCGAGCTAACTGGTATTCTCTCTGAGCAGATCGCTCTTGAGATCGACCGCGAGATCCTTGCTGACCTCGTTAACGGCGCAACCGCTGCTACCTATTACTGGAGCCGCAGCCCCGGTCTATTCGTCAACCGCGAAACTGGTGTCGAACTCGGCGCTTCTTCCGCTGCCCCTGACTTCACCGGAACTGTTTCTGAGTGGTACGAAACCCTCGTTGAAACCATCAATGATGTTTCCGCTCAGATCCACCGCAAGACCCTCCGTGGTGGTGCGAACTTCGTAGTTTGTGGACCAGAAATGGCCAACATCCTTGAGTTCACTGCTGGATTCCGCGCTAGCGTTACTGCTGATGCTGAAACTGGTTCCATTGGTGCTATGCAGGTTGGTTCCTTGTCCAAGAAGTTCGACGTTATCGTTGATCCATACTTCTTGCGCAATGTCCTCCTAGTTGGTCGTCGCGGTAACTCTTTCCTTGAAAGCGGTTATGTTTACGCTCCATACGTCCCACTACAGACAACTCCAACCATCTTTGGGCCTGAAGACTTCGTCCCACGTAAGGGCGTTATGACTCGTTATGCCAAGAAGATGGTCCGTCCAGACATGTATGGTTTGGTTATCGTTCGCGGTATGCTAGGTGAGTCCGGCGCTTCCTGATTAGTTAGGTAGCCCAAACTAAGCTCCCTCTTACGAGGGGGCTTTTTTATTTTATAAGAACTATTTACTTTAACTTGTGTTATTCTCCTTTGGGCGAGGCCACTGCCCATAGAAAGATTTTATTCCGAGGTGGCTGGAATAAATTCATTGAATATAACAGGTTATTGCAATAACATAATTAAGGAGAAAATATTATGGGAAAAAGATTAGGTCGTCAAAGACTTTATAGTTTAGAGAAAAAAGGAAAAGAAAGCATCAATAGACCGGGACCCGGTATCTCTGACGCTGTTGTATCTTCAAAAGTTTCCAGAGATGGTGCTCAAATAACAACAGAAATTATTGTTGATCTTGGCACATCAAAAGCTGCAATCAAATCAAAGAACACAGAAAATGATGTTATCGGTGTAGATGGTGGCGGCGCAGCATATTTGACACGCTTAACAGAAGCCGAAAATGGTGTTGTTACAGATGCAGAAATTGTTTGCACTGAGGCTCCAGCCACAGGCGAGCCAGACTTAAATCTAACTTACAACGCTAGTGCAACTTTAGCATACGATAGTGCTGGTGGAACAGATAAGCTTGTTGATACAAATGCTGACCTTGTAAAAGGTCTTAATGCTGTAGGAGCAGTAAATGATAATAGTGCTTCTGGCGACTATGTTTATTTGACTGTTGGAACAGGCACATCCCCCACTGCTGGAACATATAGCGCTGGTAAGCTAGTTATTCGTATTTACGGATACGCCGTTGAATCTGATTTGTAGGAGATCATAAATGTCTAAATCTAAAAGAATTTTAAAAAATAGACAGGCTGCTGCTAAAACACCAGCTAAGTCTCCCGCAAAGAAAAAGACAACTGCTAAATCTAGTGCAAAAAAGACCACTAGCAGTTCTGTCAAGTCTAAGTGAAATAAAATAACGCTTGTTGCCCTCTCATCTAATAAGGTGAGGGGGCTTTTATTTTATTTATTTAAAACGTTTTTATAAAACTACTTACTATTGAAATATACCATGTATAGGAAACCTTATAAATGCCAACAGATTTAAATCCAGTTTCAGAAACCAGTTCTGTAATTCTATCTTCAACAGGAGATACTACAGAAGTTGCCGCAGCGGTCCCTTATGGCGTATATACGGGATCAGCAGAATTTATCACAGGTGCTGCTACTCAAGTTGATTATGTTTTTAAAAAACTAGGTGGTGATGTCGTTGACATTGAACTTACTAACTCAAATGTATATGCGGCGTATGAAGAAGCGGTATTGGAATATTCATATATTGTAAATCTTCATCAAAGTGAAAATATTCTTTCTGATGTTCTTGGTCAGACAACTGGTACTTTTGACCACAAAGGCGAAAGAGTGTCCGGACCCGAAAATGTTAATTTGGCTTATCCAAGGTTTCAGTTTTCATATGCTAGAAAAGTTGGCGACTCTGTTGCCACATCGGCAGGCTTTGGTGGAACAACACCAATATACTCTGGATCTTTTCAGCCAGTTAGAAATGTACAAGATTATAATTTACAAACAATTCTTTCTGGCGCTTCTGCTGATGGCGTTGATGATGATGGAAATCCTGTGCCGTTTGCTGGCAAAATTGGAAGAAAAAGGGTTATTATTACAAAAGTTTTTTATATGTCTCCAAGAGCAATGTGGAGATTTTATGGATACTATGGCGGTATTGGTATTGTGGGGAACTATTCCACGTATGGCCAGTTTGCTGATGATTCTACATTTGAAATCATACCAACATGGCAAAATAAATTACAAGCAATTATGTATGAAGATTCTCTTTTTACTAGAACATCTCATTATTCATATGAAATTAAAAATAACATGCTTAGGTTATATCCATCTCCCGATCAGTTTGCTTTTTCAGACGCTGGTTTAGATCGAATTTGGGTTAATTTTTATATTGATCAGGGCGATGCTTGGGAAGAAAACAATGATGTAGATGATGGTGTTAAAGGTATCAATAACTTTAATACTATACCATTTGACAATATTCCATATGCCAACATCAACGCAATCGGTAAACAATGGATTCGTAAGTATGCTCTTGCGCTTTGTAAAGAGATGCTAGGGCAAATTCGCGGCAAGTTCACAACAATGCCTATTCCGGGAGAGAGTGTAACTCTAAACCATTCTGAATTGTTATCTCAAGCGAAAGAAGAACAAGACCAGTTAAAGAACAGTCTAAACGAAACACTACAGAGAATGAGATATATCGATCTCTCAAAAACTGATGCTGAAATCACGGAGGCTGCGGCTCAGGCTCTTAAACAATCTCCGTTACCAATTTTTGTGGGGTAATATAAATGGCTGATAATGAATGGGAAAGACCAGCATCTCCACCGCCTCCTTTATTCTTAGGGAAAAAGGAGCGAGATCTTGTAAAGCAAGTCAATGATGAGCTTATCGAAAAGGTTATTGGTCAGCAAATTTTATATTATTCTATTGACTTGAGAACAACAAACTTTCATCCATTATACGGAGAGGCAATAGAAAAAACTTTTCTTCCTCCTATCCGTGTTTATGCTTTGGTAGAGTATACACAGTTTGAAACTTCTTAT